AGGTTCTGGTAATTCTGAGTCAATATAGTCTGGCAGACCATAGAATCCAGTAACAATATCACGCTTTAAATCATTTGGACTGCGATAGATAACATGAGTATATCGGTCTGCCTTACGTAGATCAGGAGCATTGTTTGAAACAACGAATTGATCAATAGTTACAAACTCAGAAACAGGACGTTCTAAAGAAGGATCATAGTAAATCTTTTTAAATGCAGAACCAAAAATTGGTAGATGGAACAACATACGTTCCAGTTCATCAAAATATTCAGTCATTTGGTCTGTTAGCTGATAGTTCATAAAGTTCTGAACACGATTAGCTTGTTGCTCCTTTTCAGGAGTAGAAAGACCAACAACTTGAGCCTTTACTGGACCTTTTGATGGAAATAGTTCTTGAATAGCTTTTGATTGAAACTTAACGGAAGATTCAATAATAAGGGGATGAACGGCTGTGCAAGCACCTTCAAATGGTTCAGAAGCTTCTTCTAGTTTTAGACCAAGAAGATCAAAGCCACGTTCAAAAGTATCTTCCCAATCTGCACGGCTTTCACGATCTGCTTCATACTCGTCAATTACTTTGTTAGCAATTTCTTGAAGTTCATCTTTATCTAAAGAAAAGATTAGATTCTCATAATGATCATAAGTTAATTCTTCCATAATTTCATGAAGATCACTCTCAACATTATCTTCTTCCATTTCAATTTCTAATTCAAAAGGCTCACTATCAGTCTCTACATTAAAATCAATAATGTTAGAGTTACTTCCTTGTTCTGCAAAAGGATTACGTTCAATAGCCATGATTTATTTCTTTCTAATCTTTTAAATTCTTTTTACCAGCATTTTTAGTTCTACTAAAAGACCTATTCTTACTTGCTGGTTTGACAGCTAAATTTTTACTTGTAGTTTTGCCGCCAACGTGATGAACATCATTTCCATCACCTTTTGAAACTTTACCTAAACGAAGCATCTTCCGTCTGGCGTTATTACGCCTAGCACGATCTTTTTTACTTTTAGATTGAGACTGATATTTACCCTCACCGTTCTTACTGTAGTCTCTTTTGTAATTAGGAGAAGATGGCATTAGCGGCATCTCCAACGTTTACGAGCTTGCCGTAGACGGCTATTAGGGTCTTTTGCTGCACTTGGAAACTTCTTCATTTGTCCTTTTGATCTAGCACAAAAACTCTTACGCCGTTTAGCACGTTTACCAGTTGGATTAGCTTCCGTAACGGCGGTTTGTAGTTTACTTCCTGGGTTTTGGCGACGATACTTTGCAACACCTTTAGCAGTTAATCCTGCACCTTTTTTAGTGGGACGTTTATCTCCACTACCAATGGTCATGCCTTTCATGCCCTTACCAGTTTGCTTACGTGCCATCTATTATTTTCCCTGTCCACGATACTTTTTGTAAGAACGTCTTTTACTTTTATTAAGATTACTTCTTTTAATCATAGAAGAATTATTTCCAATAGTAGTCTTTTTTCGTACTGAACTATGTTTAATCTTTAAACCAATTGTACCTTTAGGAGCTTTAGCCATTTTTTAAAACTACTTCTTTACTTTCTTTTTAGCTGCTGCGCTTAAATCTTTATAATGAAATACTTGTTTTGATGACTTGCTATGTGTAGCACCACTGTGAATTTGACCATTCATCTTATGTGTTTTACCGGAATACTTAGTCCCGTTCTTAAAATAATGCATTACATTAGCAGCCATTATTTTACCTTTCTATATTTCTTTACTTTTTTAGCAATACGTGCTGGCTGTTTTACAAATTGCTTACCAGACTTTGTTCCTTCTCGCTTTGCTTTAGTTGTAGCAGCATATTCTGAAGGTGACAATGCTTTTATAGCAGAAGAAGGTAAATATCTTTCTCCAGTTTTACTAGAAGGTTTACCAGACTTGGTACGCCATTTCTGTTTAGTCCAAGCTTTTAAACTTTTTTGACTTTTTTTAAGAGCCATTTTTAACTCTCATTTTTAATATAGATTATTTCAAAGTCAGCAAAGACAAGGTTATTAGACCCTGAACTATATGCTCGTGCCTCAATATCAGTTTTTTCTGAAAAAGCTACTGGTACTTCAAAATTAAAAGCTATTTCACCAGTTTGAAGAGTTACCTTTGCAGCGGTTCTAAATACACCACCAAAGGGACGTTGAACAAAACGAGCGACAAGATACTGGTTTGTGTTTGGTGTGCCTGTGCCTAAATTACCTTTAAGAATATAACCAGTATATCCCGCTGGAATAGTCCAAATAGCCATAAGTGTTTGGTTTTGACCTAATGTTATTTTAGCATAAATAGTAGCTGGAACACCCGCAGTTACTGTACCAGTACCTACATAAATATCGCCAGCGGCTGTTCCACCACTTCCTGCTGTTGCAACATAAGCACGGTTTACGCGAATAAAAGTTGTTGTCGTTAAAACTTCAGTTTGTCCATTGAGAGAAACAGTTTCAGATGCTTCATTCCAATTTTGATCTAAACCAGAAACTACAACAGTTCTTGCACCAGTACCAGCAGATGTATCATTTGTACTGCTGCTGGATACCTTCATTTGAATTGCAGCAGCGGGATAAGCATAAATACCACCAGCATCCCAAATCGTTTCTTCTGTACCATTAACGTCTGAATTAAACCCAAACTTAAAAATAGCTTTATGATAAGGAATTTGATCACGAGCTATTTGAAGATTAAATGGTTCATATGTTGCTAAACGAGTAATGCTATGAGGAAAATTTACCATAATTATTTATATCCTCCTCCAGCTTTTTTATATTCAGCGGCTAATAGTTGTGCTTTACGTGCTGACCATTGTCCAGGCTTACCGCCTTTTCCGCCAGCCTTAATACTTTCAAATAAACGCTTACGCATTCCTGGCTTTGTGTAATTACCAGCTTCGTTTACTTTACTCTTCTGTTGAGTCTTCTTTTGAGTTGTCTGTTTTCTTACAATCACAACTATCTCCACAGTTTACACAATTACAATCTGGTCCACATTCTTTACAATTACAATTTTTACAGGACATTTTATTAAATATTCTTCTTACTATAGTTTGCTCGACCATAGCCACGCATGGCTTTACCACAACCACGAACAGAACCACCCATATTATATTTTTTAATATGTCCACCTGATTTATTTACTGACATTATTTCTTCCAACCAATCAGGTTGGTCCTCATCAATTTCAAATAGACCAAGAAACTTCTCACGAGTCTTTTTAGGAGCTTTTACTTCTGAACGTTCTAATGCTTCTTGTGAAGGTGAAGAAGCACGACGACTAGGCATCTCTATATCTGACCGTTCTAAAGCTTCTTGTGAAGGTGAAGAAGCACGACGAACAGACTTTAATTTATCAATAGGAGCTTTTCTAATTGTCCTTGGTTTTCTGCTTTTTTCAATTAGCTTTTTTTCTTCTTCAAAAAGCTCATCTGCTTCTTTTTTTGCTTTTGCTTTTTTTCGTTCTTTTCTTAATGTTTCCATAAGTGCCATTTTATTAAAATCTCCAATATCCAATTCGTTTCTGGTTTGAATTATTATTATTATCTTGCATTTCTTCTATGAGGTAAGCATCCAATGGATGCTCTACTCTCCAAGAATCCTTCAAATATAAAATAGCCATTACCATCGCATCAACTTGGTCATCATATGTTGCGTTGGGAAAACTAACGGCTTCGTTAATTAAATCCTTTGCAAAAGGTTTATCTGGAAGATAGACCCGACCAGATTCTAGAATAGGAGTAGAAGCATTAACACGAGCTACTTTATCTCTATCTGGATTGTATTCAAGAACAGGCAATCCAGCCCTTCGCATATCTTGAATAAGCGACTGACCGGATGCCTTTTTTTCAATTATAACAACGTCTGGTTCATATCTATCATACATCTCTTGAGCAGTCATACGCAACTCTGGATATTCTAATCTATCTCTTTTATTTGAAAGAAGAATTAGATTATGAGTAAGATGTTCAAACCCGCCACTGTCTATTTGAATATTTTTAAAAATTCCCCACGTTTGAATAACAGAATAATCCGCTGAAGTTCTAGTTGAAAAAGCAGTATCATATGTTTGAATAACGAAGTCACAGTCTGGCGGCTCATCCATAAACTCCCAAGTTTTAAACCAATCCTTTTTAATGATTCCACCTTCATCTGGTGTTGGGTCTTGCATGTAGAGAGATTGCCAGTATTTGGTTCCGTTCTGTGAACGAATTTCAATCTCGTCCTTTTTTAAAAGATCGTTTGGTTTCCATTCAGGAAAATAAGAAGAACCAATTGGAAGATTTAAAAGATTAGCTGAATCTTCATCCAACCAAGCTGGAATTTTAACAACTTCCCATTCATCAATTTTTACGTTGTCTTTGTCATCATCATCATCACTAAATATATTTTCTTTTTTATGTTTAGCTTGTGTCTCTAAAAGCCAGCCGCAAATATCATCTTCATGATACCTTGTGTTAATGATTACGACACTACCATTAGGCATCAAACGTGTTCGTAGACCAGCGGGATACCATTCCTTGATGTATCTACGACCAGCTTCTGAGAATGCATCTTCTTCTGACATAACATCATCTAGAAGAGCAATGTGTGCACCTCGACCAGCAATTTGTGATCTAACGCCAGCAGCAATATAAACACCATTCTGGTTTGTTTGCCATTTACCAGCGGCACGTACATCTGATCTAAGTGTAGTTTGTGGAAAGATTTCTTTATATAGTTCGTTGTTTACAATATCACGAACAGATCGTCCAAAGTCTGCTGCTAATTGGTCAGAGTGAGAGACAGAAAGTATTTCATGATTTGAATGTTTACCCATATACCAAGCAGGGAAAAGCTTAGAACAAATAACAGACTTAGAGGAACGAGGAGGAAGAAACACCATAAGTCTTTTGATTTTTCCTTCATGTACTTTTTGAAGCTTGTCAGCAAGTAACTCAATATGCCTTCCTAATTTAAAATCAGCAATGAGTGAAGGAGCTAATAGTTTAACGAATGTAAGAAAGTTTGAGCGAGATTTTAAGATAGCTTGCTCAAACAGTTTCTCTCGCAATTCCAGGTAGTCTTGTTTTTTTGACAAAGAAAATTACTCTTTTAATTTTTTTAAATTTTCTTCAAATTGTTCTTTAGAAGGAATAGTATCAGATAACAATCCAAGTAATGCTACAGCGGGTATTCTACTACCTAGCTTACGAAGTATGGAAGATAGTCCAGAAGGTGAGGAAGTTTTTACTTCATTATTTGCTTGGGCTTTCTCAAAATCAGACATATCAATTGATTTTAGACCCTGGCTTTTCTGCCATTCATTAATCTTTTTAAGTTGTCGATATTTTTCTAAATCAACAGGTCCACCTTCTTGATAATTATTATTTAGATAAAACTTTAAACCATCTAAAATTTCATCATATGTTAACGAATGTGAGCCTTTACTTTTTTCCGCCATCGACAACTCGCAGTCCTACCATATCGGCTAGGTCTTCAATGTCTTTTGAAATCTTTTCTTCTGCATCTGAATCAGCAAAATGAGACATCTTGATCTTTTGTTCAGACTTGTCAACAAACATACCAAGGTGCCGAGCAATGGTTTCTATGCTACGATTGGCGTTGGTGAAGTCCTGTTCGGTCATGGCCTGTTCATACACAGCCGCAACCTTTTCTAAAACCTTTTCAGCATTCCAACTCATTCTACGTAAAGCCTCCTCCTTGAGATGTTCAATTCGTCTTTTGATCTTCTTGTTATTATAAAACAAATTCTTAGCAGCTTGCAAAGTTAATTTATCTGTTTTCATTTTTGAATAACCAGCAGCTAAATATGCATGAACCAGATTACCAGTAGCAACACATTCCATAGCAAACTTTTCCTGCTTTGCCGTCATACCACCAACAACTCTTGACCGTTTGGCGTAGTTGCTTTTTACCTTATCCGTATCTTCTAACATTTTTGCAAAATCCTCTGGTTCATCCTTTACATAGTCAAAATGTTTCTTTGATCGTTTTTGCCCCTTGACATGCTTAACTTTTCGTCTATTATATTCCTTACGCATGGAATGCAAGTCCTTACCAGCGGAAGCCATAGAACGAGTAGCAGCAGTTTTCTTGATAAGTTCCTTTAGTTCTTCAGTCTCCATGTGGCAATAGAGAATTTGAGCCTCATGATCTAAATTACTTTCATAATCCTGATGTGTAACAGGAACAGTATAATTCTCATTAAAATGTTTTAGAATCTTATCGTTTTTTGTTATAGGCATATACGTAAACCAAAATTTTTTTTTAAAAAAAACTTGTTGACTTTTATTTTATGGTAACATATAATCATACATGGATGCCATAAAAAAAGGGATAACTAAGGTTTTCCTTTCGGGTCCAAATGAAAATAAATTTTGCTAATCAATAGGAGATTTATAAAATGACTAGCTTACTAAAACAAATCAACGACTACATGGAAACACAGAAGAACGAGATGATGTCAATCACAAACATGGTTGACTACATGAATAATCTGTTCTTCAACTACAATGACGATTCTCGTCAAATTGCTAACATGACTAATAAAGCTTTAAAGAAACTACCATTTAACGGACTAAAGAATGAAATTGTTCATTATGGTGGTGATTACGTAATTACCAACTCACTAAAAGACGATGACAAGGACTACATTATGCACTTTGTTCTTCCAGGTCATAATCACAAGACCGTTGACGTAGCAAAGCGTGATCGTAACATTATCATCAAGTCAAAAGAATTAAACAAAGATGATGCAGATTATAGCTCAACTTCCTATTACTTCTATAAGTCCATTCCTCTTATCAAGAAGAGTTTTGAAGTTCAATCCGTTGTATTCAAAGATGGCATTCTAAGTATTGCCCTCAAGGATATGGAAGAACCACCAAAGGAAGAACTACTGGAGATTACTCAGGGCTAAATCCAAATCTTTCTATCTCTTGTTTAAAAGAGCTGGTTACAAGGTCGATCAATTCGTTGTCTCGACCAAAGTAACTGGCTCTTTTTATTTTTAAATCCTTTTGAGATGGAAGACCTTGAAAGCTTGGTAGAGTTATTCTTGACAATTCAAACAGCTTATTCAACAAAGGCGTAGTTTGTTCCATACAGAAAACATCATTCACTTCAGATAACCAAACCATTTGAGAAGTTAGTCTAGGTCCACAAAATGGAGATGAATGAAGGTAGTCATAATCCCTATCATTCAACAACCAGTTTCTAAAGCCTCTACTTTTAAGCCTGTATTGTTCCTTTACGGCATCCTTTGTTTCCTTTATACCTCTACACCAAGCCACACGATCCGGTGGACCTTCTGTAAAAAACTCATACATGTCAATCAAATAATCAAAGGGACTACGAACAATACCAAAGGTATAGTTGTTGTTCCACTCATCCTCGCCAATAGCATGTTTGATATTCAAAGAATAACAAAGATTAGGAAGAATATTCTTTTTATTCTTATATTCGTTTACCTCACTATCCTTGCCACCAAGAATGTAATGACGAATGTTTTCTGGAATAGCAGAAACAATCAAAGGTGTGTAAACAAAGATAAAGTTATATTTATTGTTATGAAAAAACATCTTATTTAAATAAATTCCTTTTAATTTGTTCAATATCATTTTCAACCATATCAAATACAAGCTGCTTGAATGAAATAGATGGTTGCCAATTTAGATTTTCTCTAATCTTTGTACTGTCTCCTAGTAAATACTCAACATCAGAAGGACGATAGAAACGAGAATCAATCTTAATCAAAACTTCCTTTGTCGTACCATTCTTGTTAACAGCATATTCATACAGTCCCTTTCCTTGCCAATTTAGAATAATTCCAATCTTCTCAAAGGCCATATTGCAGAAATCCTTGACACTGTATGTTTCACCAGAAGAAACAACATAATCCGTAATCTTACTTCCAGAAGTATTCAACATCAAATGCATTGCCTTGACATAATCCCTAGCATCTCCCCAATCTCTACGAGCATGAACATTTCCTAACATGATTGGACCTTTGTTCTTGCCCGTAGCATATTGAGCAACACCATTGGTAATCTTTCTTGTTACAAAGTCCAATCCCCTACGAGGAGATTCATGATTAAACAGAATACCATTGACTGCATATGTGTTATATGTTTCACGATAATGTTTCACAGTTAGAAAAGCAGATAACTTGGCAATGGCATAAGGAGACGTAGGCTTAAATGATGATTGTTCAGATAAACTTTTTTCAGTCCCTGTAGCTTCGTTACCAAATAATTCAGACGTAGAAGCTTGATAAAATCTAAACTGTTTTTTAAATACCTCTGTAAAGGCTTCCAGAAGCCCTACAACAGCAACTGCATTAATCTGGTGGGTGAGTACAGGAATTTTAAAACTCTCTCCTACGTGGCTCTGAGCGGCTAGATTATACACTTCAATATAATTATCCATGATTGTCATGTAACTTGTCACGTAAGACTTAATAGTTTCCACAAATGATTTGATAGAACCGTTATCTAAAAGATCAAGATTGATCAAAGTTAGATTAGGATGATCAATTAAATTGTGTAAACGAGTGTTATTGGATAGTGGAATGGATGTACGTCGAATACCAGCATAGACCTTATATCCGTTTTCTAGAAGATATTCCGCAAGATATGAGCCATCTTGTCCTGTAATACCAGTTATAGCAGCTAGTTTTTGCATATTTATTAAATACTCCTATGGGTACCCTAAAAATAAAATAGAGGGGTGTTTTCCTAGAAACAAAGAATAGAGGTAGTTTGTAGAATTGGCAAGAGCAGAAAAATACAAAAAAAAATTTAGAAGGTGGTATATATATACTTTTTGTGTGGATATAAAGAGCTAAAA